GTAAGGCCAAGATTCTCTAGGTTCAGTATCAGCAAAAACGCCACCTGTGAAACTACAACCAAAACAAGATATAACTTTTGACATTATTGAATAAACGGCAGGAACTTTTGATAAACTAGGCCTTGACGACTTTCTTCGTCACTCCAGTGGCACGCTGCTAAATCATGAATCCACTGCTCTCTTGAGAAGAATTCTGGATCTCTAATACGAGCAACATCGTGTAGAGAAACGTCCCAGCACACCGAACTACGATCATCGACCACCAACGGTACTCCGGCTAAGATTGGAGCCACTCCTGAACTAGAGTTAAACACACAGGCCGCTTGTGCATCTGACAGATCATCGTAGAGTGATCTTTGTTTACTGGGACTGAGCATGACATTAAATTGTGCCAATTGCGATAGATCAATATGCTTGCCAGGATGCGGCCGTACCATAATGGGTAAATCTGTCACTGCCCTAACTTCATGGATTTTGTGTTGCACCCATTCAATAGGATTCATACCTTTCATTGACCACCCACCATCTCGTTGCATCAACAGTAATACGTAACTGCCACGATTGCGCCAGGGTTGCATTTGTAAATTTAAGTCTTGGCTGATGATATTCCAACGCGAATCGTCGCTGTTTTTGTTGGCGTACTCCGCAGTATCGTAGAACACACCGTTGAGGCTATATCTTAGATATTTTCCATTGGGGTCATGAAATTTAAACGTACTAGCATCAATGGCCATGACATGATTGTTGTGACGTTTTTGTTCTTTGACCACTGCCTGTCGTAAGCGTATGTTAGGACCGTCTTGTAGGGGACTGGGCCATCCCAATATCACAGCCAGGCGTGCGGGTTTTACATTGTAACTGGTTTCAACATGCACTCGGGCACCCTGTGACCGTGCACCATCAGCAAAAGCCTGTAGAACATCAATTTTTCTACTGGCGGTTTGCTTTTGTAAACTGCTGAAATAAACTACTACGTCATGCATCTTCGTTTAATATGCGCCAGGCAGTACCATCACGCATTTCCAGTTCTGTAAATTGGCAGTAGGCCAAATGCGCAGCCCACTCTTCAACTTCGTCTAATGTGGGAATAAAAGGGGTTTCAATATCTTTGAGATCACGAGATGTAATTGGATTAGCAGCACTTGGTCCCAGGGTAATTGCTGGCTTGCCCATCATGATTGCTTCCACTGCTGCAATACTTGAAAAGGTAACCAAGCAATGAATGTTGCGTTCTAGCGCCATTTCCATGGTATCCGAACTCTGACGCACTGAACGACTTTGCTTGTTGCGTACTATGATTTCACGATCACTCCATAATCTAATAGTGGCTATGGTTTCTTCCAACCACTTGTCTAGATCAATACCATAGCACATCAATAGTTTTTGGCTGGGTGGTGCCAATAAAATATTTGCACCAGGTCTAAATTTTCTTGAGGCAAATCCTGTAGTTGATAGACGATCTCTTGGACGGTGCTTGACTTCGCCAAGATATTGCATGTCGTTTTTTGTGATGCGGTGATAAGTTTTCTTACGTCCGTTACCAAAGTATCCGGTATCAATGTAATAAAAATCTCTCCCGGCAGCGCGACAAGCATCCATGTGTTTGCGTTTGGTCACACCGCGCAACACCATGGGAGTTTTATCTTCGGATGTTTTGTCCCAGACTGAAATTTGTCCACCGGATCCTAAAATAAAACTCTTTAGGAATGGATCATAATTTTGTCCTTTGGCTTCAAGTTTATCACTGGCTTCTTCAACAGTGTCGGCTTCAACGGCCACTGCAGCCTTGTTATTAAGCATGGCTAAATCCTTTATTATTTGCTCGTAGTCCGACTCTGAATAGTACTGTGCTGCAGGATCTACGCGATAAGAAATTATTTTTTCAAATAACTCTGTCATCTTCGGGGGGATATTTTCAAACTGATGTGGCACTGGGGGGACCTGAAGACTTTTCTGCCAACTCTGATGGGCCTCGGCGTAATACCATCCATACTCACAGTGACGATAGTTTTCAAACCAAGGACCACCTTCGGTATAGTGAATAGCCTTGGGAGAACCGTCTTCGGGTTCTTTGTACCAGTTGACCAGCCAATTCCACTCAGGGCCAATGCCACCAATTTCAAGATTGCCGGTGACCCACTCAAATCTATGTAGATATTTTCCGGTTTGTGTGTTTACTACTTCGGGGGTGAGAGTCTTGCAACTGGGATGGCTGCAGTTAAACAACATCATACTGCTCCAGTTTTTACGTGGATATGGGTGTTGTTCTTTGCCATCCATTTTAACTGTATTGGTGGGCTGATATTTGTGTTTGACCACCTGAACTGCAAACTTTGATTCCATTTGCTGAAACAGTTCTCGTATATCACCAGTAAACACAAAATCACAATCAACAAACACTGCCCATCCAGAGTAACCCATGAGATGAGGAACTAAGAATCTTGTAAAGGTAAATTCTGTACTAGAAGTGGGATCAACATCTCGCCAATAGTGTTTTTGATCACGCAGCACAGATTGCTTCAAAAACTCAACTTGCACCGGCATTGTGCTGTGTTTCAAGATGCTATGACGGCAAACTTCGGCGGCTTCTGCTTCGCGCGGATCCCATCCTATGAATACTTTAAACATTAATTTTCTTTCTACCCTATTGGTTGTATAGGATATTTATCTGCGTATATTACACCAGATTTAGATTTTGAGCAAGTCGTTGATACTGTAGAGATTTGGGAGATACGCAGATGGACTATCCAATACGCTGCATTCTAAATCACCGGATCTACGAGGTCCAAATTTAACTTTGAAATCAACTTTGTTGACTTGCTTGAATAAGTCAACCATTTCAAGAACAGAATGTCCCTGCCCGTGTCCAAGATTTTCTATACCATTGGCCGGACGTTCAATTGCTTCTATTAGAGCGTGACAAATTTCATTGACATGTACATAGTCTCTGATCGCGGTCCCATCGGCAGTATTGTAATCGTTCCCAAATATATTAAACTCGCCGGTCTTTCGAGCATTGATTAAATTAAGCATTAGCCCATCAGGATTGGTAGGAGCAACACCATCACTACCAATGACATTGTAAAATCTAAAAATAGTGTAGGGAATTGATTCTTCTTGGCAATGCTGTGCAACTATATCTTCGGCGGCCTTTTTACTGATGCCATAAGGACTGGCCATGCCCGCTGCTGCACCAGTACTGGCAAATACGAAGTTTTTATACGTCACTTTACTCAGGACATTTTCAGTGCCGGCAATGTTGGTGCGATAATAATTGATTGGATCACGCACACTTTCGCCAACGTTGACCAGTGCTGCTAGATGTATCACTGTGTCAAACTCTGCAAAATCAAGTCTGGGAATAGTTCTAATGTCACCATTCAAGTGATCATATACTTCAATTTGTGGCCGATCATAATCCAAGCCCCAGACCTGATACTTCTTGCGTCGTCGAAGGATGTTGGTTAGATGTCCACCAATATAACCTGCATTGCCAGTGACCAATACTTTTTTACTCATCCTTGGCAAATCCCACTGTTTCTCTTTCAATGTCGGTGTGATCAAACTCTGCCCAATACAATTCAAACGCCACAGTATCTTCTAGAGCTTCAAATTGATGATACTCACCCGGAGCAACTTTGGTATAGTCACCGGCATTTAACACAGTTTCATCAACAAGATCATAGTTATTCTTCCAAACACGAATCAACAGTTTCCCACGTTCAACATAGAATCCATTCCACTTGTATTTGTGTTTGTGTTTGCTGCAGACACCACCTTTGACAGCTTCAATACGATGGAATTCCAAAACACCATTGGCTTCAAATAGTTCTGTAACTCCCCAAACTTTTCCTGCTTTCATACTGATATATCCTCCATTCCTGCTGTACGCAATCTAACTACGTGGCCAGTCATCCACTGTTTGGAATCCAAGCCTTTCATTATACCTAGCCACTTGTTTCTAAGCAAGGCAACTTCGTTTATGATTGTTTCAAAATCAACTACTTCATCTTCGCCATCAACATATTTTTCGGCATCACGACTTGACAATGCGCGAGCATATCCTTCAAGGTATTTTTGAAAGTGCCGTCGACGAATTTTACGTAGTTGAATGTTGAGATAGTTAAGCACCGCTTCAATCTCTTGTAGTTGATTAAAGCGATGCTCTGTGATGCCGGGCAATGCAGTGATGTTTTTCTCTACCACACCCGAAATACGACAATCATTTTTAGCCAAGGCTAATTCAGATTCGTAGTGATCTATAAAATCAGGAATCGCGCTGATATCAGCAACTATGCGGCTATACCACATCAGTAATCTTCTTCATCCTCGTCGTCATTGTATTCTTCTTCCTCGTCCTCAAGATAGGGTTGCAATGCCCGCTTGATATCTGAATCACCGCGGAAGGCTGTTTTAATGTCATTGATGCCAATGTCGTTGTCAACCAACGTACTGACATAGACTTCTGCTGCTTCGTTACGATCAATCTCATTGA